CCTAACCGCTGCAACGTTCGACGCAACCCACACCACCTTGACGGCAACAGGTGGAACGGAAGTGGCAAACGCTAATGGTTACACCACAGGCGGCGCATCCCTGGCAAACGTGGCCGTAACGACGGTGACGACCAATGATGCGATGTTTGACGCGGATGACGTGACCTGGAACGCTTCAGGCGGGGCGATCACTTCCAGCTTTGGCATTCTCTACAACGATACGGATACTAACGATCCGCCTGTGCTGTTCATCAACTTCGACGGCAGCCAAACCGCTGCAGATGGCACCCCATTCAAGGTCGTCTGGAATGCAAATGGCATCCTTTCTTTCACTACCACCTAACCATCAAACCCTAAAGAAAAGAGCCCTGATCTATGGCCGCATTTCAATGGAGCAACGCAGAACTAGCCAGGGTATATGCTGCAGCCTATCTAGGCCGTAGCGCCAGGCTGTGCCTTGCTAATGCAACCACAGGCCTTACCCTGAACTCAACTACAGCCCAGTGGGACGCTGCGGAAATCACCTCCCAGGCTGCTAATGGTTATGCACGCTATACCTTCACTCTGGCAGCCGGTAGCTACGATTCTGCAACTCAACGCTTTCAAACTCCAGTTGTTACCGCATCATTCCAGGCTGGCGCATCAGGTGGCGGCTTGAATTATGACTCTGTTTATCTTGTGCTAGGCAATGGCACAACGTGGGATACAAACATTGCAGGGCTCTGGACTGAAGCACCTAACATTGTCCTAGCGCCAGGGCAACCTAGGGCATACAACATAAGATTTGTCTGCGATGACATCACGACGCTCTGAGGATAATGCCACAACGGCTGATTGGAGATCAGAAAAAGATGGCTTATATTTTGATTCAACATGGTCAGCAGATAGCCAAGGGCGAAAGCAGCCAGCCTCTACACAGATCACCGTAACACCCTCGGCGTCGATCCTTGAAACTTCTAGGGCAGCTCAGGCGGCCAATCGCGAGAGGTTAGACCGCAGGGAGAATGAAGCCAAGACTGAGGCCGAAGCGGTGCAAAAAATCAAGAGGGAAGAGGCTGAGCAGAAGGCAAACAAAAAGGAGGTTACCCGTGGTGTGCCGGAAAACAAGATACGGACGGTTCTACCTAAGAGGAAGTTTGGTGGTTTTGGATGGATTGTGCAGGAGCATTTAGGGGAGTTCCATGACAATCCAACCACCATCTTAGACACAACAGATGTTGTATTTGGCTCATCTAAACTACAAAAGACACTCTTTCAGCAATACAGACTTTATACCCCTCTTATTTATTTTCAGCCTTTTGCTCTGCCTGCGCAATATACAACTTACCCTGTTGTGCCAACCAAAGAAAGTTCTGATCCCCCGCCAATTAAATGCACTGTCCTAAGTGAAACAAAAAACAGTGTGGTCATACGAGTTCACGGGGAGATCGAATCGCCAGGGACGCCTAGCAGTCAGGTTACCACCGTAACAAGAACAGAAACTCTAGGGCCAACTATTCCCGGCTGGTCGGGAACAACCACGACAGGCAACGAGTTTAACAACACTCAGACTGTTCGAGTACGCATAGAAACTGGCGTCTCTGGATTTTCGATCCATCGAGAAACAGTAACGCATGCAGTGAAACCTCAACCTCAAGAATCTCCTAATCAAAAATACTTTTTTCAGGTAGGAGTCTTTTTTGGCAAGTCATCCATTTCAAAGCCGTCTTATGTCTATGTATTTCACAAAAAAGATTCTGATGAAAACTCTCCATCTCTTTTTAATAGTGGGGTCTTGCTATCCGAGCTAAGCGCTTCAACAACGTATCCTGTTGCTTCTATTGTAAATCCAGATAATCTTAATAAAATTAGTATTGATGTAACTGAAATTACTCCTGCCAATAAACTTGCAATGCAAAGCAATCTAAAGGATATATTTGGCAACGATGTAGACTCAAGAACTTTTGAATACAACCGAGTCGGCAACATAACTTTTTCCGCTGGTCCGGTCAGCTCGACTTATCTGGGTGAAACAACAGAGGAAACAATTTACAACACATCACAGTATTACAAATACGTTGAAAGCCAAAGCCAGTTTGTGCAGATAAGCGCCGCAGAATATGCTGCTATAATCAACTCAGGCACTGGCGTACCCTACAGACTGCAAAACTTTCAGACAGTTACAACAGTCACGTACACAGCAGTACCAAAAACTTTTGATGAGACTGTGGAAATTATTATGGTTGCGCAAGACTACGGCCCCCTAGAGTAACCCCATGGAACGCTCAAACCCCAACACCCAAGACCCAGAGCGCATGGAAAACAGCGAGCTAGCGGACCTCGCTGTGATCGCCAATCGCCAGCGGTTGCAGCGCCGCGAGAACAATACAAGGGTGATCAATACTGCTGTGCAAAAGGCTAGGCAATAGACCGGGAAAACTAACCATGCAACTTGCACCGGATGGGCGATCCACCGGCACCGCATGAAGATTCAACACCCTTTCAGTCCCCTCACGATGCCATGGGACTGGGAGATCCTTAACGCTGTCGATCCCGACCCTTCAGATGAAGGCGATGGTGGCGGCAGTGATCCGGGCTCCTCTGATGGCGAACCCCTCGGGGAAGCTGGCGTAACGGCCTTGCGCACTGAACGGGAGCGCCGCAAGCAACTGGAAAGGCAACTGGCCAACCTTGAAACACAACTCAGCACCGTCAAGGATCTGAACCCTGAGGCTTACAAGGCTGCCCAGGAGCGTGCTGCTGAATTGGAACGGCAGCTCAGGGAACGTGAGCAGCTCACTGCTGCTGAGCGGCAGCGGCTGGAAAGCAAGGCACAGGAGAACGTGCGCAAAGCCAACGATGTTGCGCAACGGGAAAAGGAAAAGCGCATTGCCCTGGAGATCAAAACTGCTGCCCGTAGCATCTTCTCTGCTGCTGAGGGGCGCGATGGTGCGGACAGTTCAGGCCTCAGCTTTTTTGATGCCTGGATGGAATTTCAGGGCAAGCGGCACCTTCGCATTGATGAAGCCAGCGGCAAGCTCTACGTCGTAGATGCTGACGGCGATCGGATTAAAACCGATAGCGGGGATATTGACCCTGTTGCCTGGCTAAATGCCCAAGCCGATAACTCCCCTGTGATCGGGACATTTTTCAAGCCTAAGGGCGGGGAAGGTTCCGGCGGTTTCGTTGGTGCCCGTGGTGTCAGAACCACTCAGGTGCGATCGGTGGAGGAAGCCAGGGCTAAATCAGGCTCTAGCTACCTGTCCGAGCACTACAACACCTGATTTTCTAACTGACCGGGAAAACTTTAGGTGATTCTCTCATCGGCGCGATGCCGGGAAAGAGGGTCACCTTTCCTTTTGGCGCGATGCCTCAAGGGTAAGGCGGTTCACAGCTACTTCTGCAGCAATAGCCGGGCGGTGCGATGCCCCCAGGCAGGCGACTTCGCAGCATCCACCAACCCTCTTTAACCCTTTCTGATCGTGGCTTCTACAACTCTCTGGGAGGCTTTCGCCCTCCGCACTACCGCAGGTGCTTCCGGCCTTGAGCTTGGTGTTCGCGCCATCCTGAACACTGGCGAACTGGCTCCCATCATCCCCTTCGTAAATACTGATGGCGGGGCTTACGTCTATGCAATGGACGATGAGCTGCCTTCCACGGATCCTCGTCTCTTGGATGAGGCCAATGATGACAGCCAAGGTTCGACCGTCACCGAAGCTGAAGTCCTGAAGATCTACGGGAAGGACATCAAAACCGACAGCTCGAAAATCGCGCTGTTTGGTCGTAATGCTCACGCTCGTCAGATCGAGGCCTCGGCCCGTGCCCTGCGCATGCGCATTGAGCGGGACTTCGTGAAGGGCAATTCTGCCTCTTCCGCTGGCCGTGAAATGGATGGCCTGCGCACCAAAATCAACATCGGTTCTTCCCAGGCGATTGCCAACCACGCCACTGGTGCTGGTTTGAGCTTCGCCGCATTGGATGACCTGATTGATGCTGTAGATGGGCCCAACTCCCAGAAACGGCTGATCATGGGCAAAAAGCTCGCAGTCAGGTTCGCTGCTGCCTCCCGCGCTACTGGCGTGTCTGGCACGGTGAATTTTGAACTGAACGAAATCGGGCGCCAGTCGATGTTCTACGGCGACGTAGAAATCATCAAAACTGACGTGGATTCCCGCAATGTTGCCATTCAGGACTTCGATGAGGGCTCCAGCTCTAACACCGCCTCTGTTTATTGCGTCAGCATGGGCGAAGGTCTGGTGTCCGGTGTTCAAGGTCCCAGCCTTGATCAAGCTGGCAATCCTCAGCCTGGCCTGGTCGTGTATGACGTGGGCGAATCTTTTGCCACCCCCACTCGTCTGACCCGTATTTCCTGGCACGCCGCCATGGTGATTGAGAACAAGCGTGCTGCGGCTCGCCTGTATAACATCACTAACGCTGCGATCACGGCCTGATTCTTACCGCTTATTCCGTTCTTCATTCCCCTTCTGAATTATGCCTAAGGCAACTGGTTTAGCCCCACGGAAAGCGGTATTTATCGACCGCGATTCCGTTATCTTCGGTTCCGTCCGGGCCGGGGAAGGTGTCGCCGCTGAATCCCGCACGGGAGCAGCTCGGGTGATGCCATTTAAGCTCAACACCTGCGACTTCTTTAAGATTGTCGCCCAGGGTGCGGCCTCTAATGCTGCCGGTGGTTACTTCGTTGAAGTGGCCCATGTGGCTGAAGGTGCTGCTGTTGGCACTGCTTCCACCTACGCCAGGATCGGCTCCATTGTTTTCAATGGGCTCACCCAAACTGAGGTGGGTTTCACGGGCGCACAAGTTGAGGCGCTGGTGAAAGCTGCTGGTTCGCTCACCGGAGAAATCCGCGTGGTGGCCCTGCGTTTGGTGGCCGGTACTGGCACGGGTTCCGGCGAAAACGGCCTGACCGCTCCTGCCAATACCACTGGCGCCACGATCCACATCCAGCGTGGTTGATCGCTGTTTGTGATGACCCTAGGGGAGGCCTGCCCTCCCCTTTCTTTTTATCTGCCTCCCTTCTGATCATGAATCCAATTCAACTGTTTAGCTTTAGCCCAGGTTCTACGCCTGAACAGCAACAGGCACTGATTCTCCATGGCATTGAGGCCCCCGTGGCTCCTGCTCCTGCAGAGGGCAAGAAAAGGGCAAGCAAGAAAGCTGCCCCCGTAGAAGCCGAACGTGCGAGGGATGAAGAGGGCAAATTCCTTGCAGATGACCCCGCTACGCCTGATGTGGATGAAGCGTGGGTGGAAGCAGACCGGGAAAACTAAGGCAAGAGCAGCAGGGATCATGAGGCGAGTATTACCCCCGGCACACGCAACGTTTTCGGCTTCAGGCCAAACGATTACGTTTGCAACGACAGTACCAGCTAGCCTTAGCCATATCCTGCGTGTTGTTAATTTAACGCGCTCTGTTGTTTACTTTAATCCAACAGGCGAAAGCGGCCTTGGCGAAGCTGGTACGGCTAGCTATAGCTCCCCAGTTTTAACAATAAAGATCAATACACAGAACCACGCTGATACCGATGAGCTATTTATTGAATATGACGATGGATTGGGGCCTAGCAGTACCACGCTGACTGGGCCTGTCACCGTTTCAAATGAAGTTGAGATCAAGAATGATTCTGGCAGCCCTATTCCAGTGTCATCGGTTGATATAGCACCCAAGGCACCAACAACCACCAGCGTGCCGAGCAGCGCAAGCAGCGTGGCGATCCTGGCGAGCAATGCCAACCGGCGAGGGGTGGCGATCAACAATCAGAGCACCAGCCGGCTCTACCTGAGCTTCAGCGGCACGGCGACGGTGGCCAACAGCTTCATCGAGCTGGGCGCTGGGGCGTTCATCCTGCTAGATCAGCAGTTGATCATCAGCAGCGCCATCACTGGCATCTGGAGCAGTGCCAATGGCACGGCGCAGGTTACGGAGTTTGTGTGATGAGCATGTTCATCCCTGGGACCGTTACACCTGAATCCGCAGGTCTGAGCCCACGCAGCGGCTTCAACACGCTGACCTATGCGGCCACCACGAATGTGGACATGGCGCTGGTGGATCGGCAGTTTCGAACGCTGACGCTCACGGGGGACGTGTCGTTTACCAGTTCCAACCGGGCGAATGGGCGGATGGTGAGCATTCGGATTCTGCCTGGGGCCTCGCAGCGGACGCTGACCTTCCCGGTGGAATGGGATTTTGTTTGCCCGAAACCTGCGACGATCGCAGCAAACAAGACAGCGGTGCTGAGCCTGACCTTCTACGGCACCACTGACGACGACTGCGTTGCGTGTTATGCGGTGCAGCCATGAACCTGATTCGACTGAACCCTACCCGTTGGCCCTACAGCCTGCAGCAGCTGAGAGAGGATGAGCCGGGGCGGTCGTTTTCGGCGGCGCCTAGGGCGAGCGAGCTGGCCTACTTCCAGGTGTTTGCGGTGCAGCCCAGTGCGCAGCCTGCCTACGACCCGGACCTGCAGAAGGTGATGGAGGTGATGCCCGTACTGGTGGCGGGACAGTGGCAGCAGCAGTGGGAGGTGGTGGCCCTCACGGAAGAGGAGAAGGCGGAGCGTTACCGCGCCACGCATCCGCCGAGGTGGGTGGAGTTTGGCGAAGCGGTGATGACCAGCGGGGCCGTGGCTCAGCTCTATGAGGTAGCGCCTCGATTGCTGTGCCATGGCATCACCGGTGGGCTTCTGCAGGCTGTAAACGCAAACGACCCTCGGACCTTCGCCAGTGCTTGGGGGAAGGCCAAGGCTGCGGGGTTGGTGTCCGCAGAGCTACTGGCCGCCGTGCAAGCACTGGCCGTTGCCCATGATCTGCCGGCTGAGTTTGTGGAGGGCTTGTCATGATGAATTTGGGGCTGATGGATGCGGCGTTTCTGGGGAGCCTGACCAGTTACGACCCCGACGCCGCTGCCTACATCTCCGCCGTGGAAGCCGCAGACGGGCAGGCATTAGAGACTGGAGTGAGGGACGCCATTAATGCGTTTGTGCTGGGCTGCAAGGCTGATGGTATCTGGAATGCCATCAAAGCCTCCTGCATCCTGGCGGGTGCTCGCACGCTGGCTGGGGCGCTGGTGCCGCTGGTGGGGGCAGCACCGACAAAGTTTAATTTTGTGCCAGGGGATTACGACAGGAAGACGGGGTTAGTGGGGAATGGGAGTACGAAGTATCTTGATAGCAATAGAAACAACAATGCGGATCCGCAAGATAATCAGCATGTTGCTTTCTTCAACAGCACGAATGGATCTGGCAGTCGTTTTATTTCTGCGCTACTTGGCTCTATTGGTGGCACAAGAGTCAGTAGTAACATTGTTACTTCGAGAGGCACGAGCGCTTTTTTAATAGGCGGCTTAACCGGCTTTTCGGGAATATCAAGATCAGCGAGCGCAACATTTCTTGGAAGAAATGGACAAAGCACGACAACGTTTACAAGTACATCTCAATCTCCAGCAAACGGCAATTTCTTTGTGTTTGCCAATAACACCGGCACTACTGCTGACGCGCACTCAAGCCCCCGCCTTGCCTTCTACTCCATCGGCGAATCCCTCAACCTCGCCCTCCTCGATGCCCGTGTGACGGCACTGGTGAATGCACTGGCGGTGGCAGTCCCATGACAACTGCTGCTGCGACAGGCCTGGAGGTGATGTCATGAGTTGGTTGATTACACCACGGCAGCCTGTGCCAGCCGTCATTGGTAAGCCATTCGGCGGTGGATATTTTGCTGGCTATATCAGTCACACCGCTGATGGTGTTGCAACCCATGCGCTGATTGTGGCGCCTAGGGCGACAGGGGCGACGGGGACCGGATACACTTTAACTACAGACTTATCATGGGCAACTGCACAAACAGAGGTTCCAAATACTTTTAGCACATTTGATGGTGTCGCAAATACTGCCGCAATGGTTACTGCAGGAATTGCAGGCTACCCTGCTGCGCAGTTCTGTGTTGGCTTGAGCATTGGCGGCTTTAATGACTGGTACTTGCCGAGTCGTTATGAGCTGGCCATTGCGTATGTAAATCTTAAGCCAACTACTCAGATCAATACAACAAGCCCAGGGATCAATCCATACGCTGTACCACCACGGCAAACTGTTTACACTACGACCATCCCAGCCCAAACTAACGTCAGTGAATTTAGAGATGCAGGCAGCGAAGCATTTGCAACTGAAATCCACTGGACCTCAACGCAAGGTAGCGCAAACAACGCTAACAGGGTCACATTCTTTAATGGTGGCGAAACGGGGTTTAGCAAACTGACACCTCATTTAGTCCGCGCCTTCCGCCGCATAGCCCTATGACCACCTCCCGCCGCGAGCTGATCCTCCAGGCCCTGCTGGCCAGCCTCAACGGCCTGGCCACGGTGACCCCACATAAAACTTAACCCCACCAGACGGGAAAACTGATGATAGATGATACGCCAACTCCCTTGACTGCCGAGGTGGACTTTAAGCAGTTGCTGCCCATAGTTGAGAGCGTAGCAGAAATGCGCGGCATGTTGCTTGCGATGCAAAATGATCTTAAGCATAGTCAAACATATACCACAAGCGCACTTGCAAAAGTTGAAGGATTAGAAAAGAGGCAATTTGACTTAGAGAGCAGAATGATGACAAAAGATGATCTTGCTGCCCTAACAGTTAAAGTTGATACCCTAATAGCATCTGATGCCATCCGTAAAGGCGCAACAAATGTAGCAACTTGGAGCATCACGAATCTTGTACCTTATCTGGCATTGTTAGTCGCATTGCTGGCTTTAGTTGATGCAAACCTAGGCAGAAATGAGGTAATACAAGAAACCATCCGGCAGCAAACGGAGGCTAAGCCATGAATCCTATTATCACCGCTATCTTTAGCGTTTCAATGCTATCAGCGCTTGCAGGCGCTGGTTACATCCTAGACTGTCGCCTATCAGGTCACAAGGCTACAGAATGCTGGCTAACTGGCTTGCCAATTATGGGCATTGGTGGCGCCGCTGGTGGTGGATTTAAGGTGGGGTACGAAACGTATAATCCTAAATTGCGCAAAGAGAATGAAACTGCGCAAAACGAGTCACAGCCTTAATTCTTGTTCGCTTGACTCACTTTTGACTTCCTCCCTCGACTCAATTCCCAAAAGCACTGCAGTTCAAGGGTTCTAGGCGTAAGTCTTTAGCCTTCTAAGCAGCGTGCCGCAGGTTCGAGTCCTGCAGGGAGCGTTTTCCAAAAACCCTAGTACCACTGGGATTAAGCCCTGTTTTGACTGGGTTTTGAGCGACTGCGGAGGGTTGCCGAATCACGCAAACATGGGTCGGAAAGGGCCTAAATGGACCTCCATGGGTCAGGATTTGACTCAAATTTGACTCGGGTGAGTCAAAACCCATGGCGAAAAAACAGGACTGGTTAGCGGACCTCTCACGGCAGTTCAAGAGGCATCGCCAGGGGCGGCCTGGCTGGTTCCTGCGGCTGTTGCGTGATCGGCTGCAGCTCCTCTCCTCAGAGCTGCCACCAAGGCCTGGGGAGGGTGATGGGGCCCCGGCTCAAAGGGCACTGCTGCTCAGCACCCCTCCAGGGCCATCCACGGCAGCGGCGGCACTGGCTGAGGCGTGCCTGATTTTTGATCAGGTGATGGCTGGCACCTGGCAATGGCCTGATCCATTGGCACCCTCGGCAGAGGATCCAGGGCGGCTGAGCCCTGCGGTGCTGGCCAGGGCACGGGAGAACCTGCGGTTTGCGGTGGTTGGTGAGCGGATCAGCGAGCGGACATGGGAGCGCACCTATGCGCCCTATCTGAAGGCCCTAGAGAAGGTGGCTGGCAAACAGACCTGGGCTGATGACCTGTCGCTCCTGACGACCACATTGCGGCAGTGGCAGTCAAACAGCAGGGCACGGCAGATGGCCCACGATCGTCTCCGCAGGCTGTGGAAGGAAGCTGGCTGGCCATGGCCTGATGGGCTGGCCTCCATGCGGGGGAATGGCAGGGCCGCCGCGCATCCTGAAGGTGTGATGGCCTTCACCGATGAAGAGATCGAGGAGCTACGCGAGCGGATCAGCAGGAGCAGGCTCACGGCA